AGTTTCTTGGCCATGAAATAAGGTATTAGCTTAGAACGAGGGGCCGGCGTTATATTATTATATGTATCAATAATTGAATTTTTAATTTCACCTGGAATTAAACGGAGGTCAATTAAAGTCTGGTTTCTTGAATAACCGATACGGGCAGTCTCATCTTCATATTCACCATAGTTTGCGGACATGAAAGTTGTGAGTCTAGCTTCAGTCATAACCTTTTGGCGGATTTCTCGGACAAATGTGTCACTAGGTGAAAGAATGTTTGGAATACCATCACCACGGTCACCACCAATAATCTTTGCTTTTAGTTCTTCTAATGGATTTTTAGAAGTGATGAATTTCCTTTGTGTTGGATTGTATTGCTTAACATTCTTACCCCACATTTGGAGTTGTAAGAAATCACCATCACTTGAGAGAATCAACACTTTCTCTGTTTGTGAATAAATTGGTGTAAGTGTTCCAATAATATCATCGGCTTCGGCACCATCAACATCAATAACACGATATGGGAAATTGTCTTTGAGTTCTTGTTTGATTTTACCAAGGATGTCAAAAATCAAGTGCCAGTCTAAATCAGATTTCTCACGGGTCTTTTTACGTCCAGCTTTATAGAACGGAAAGAATTCTTTACGCCAATATTTTTTATTGTCACAACAAAGAACAACTTCACCATATTCATGGCGAAATTGTTTAATATGACCACGTAGGATATTCAATGCAAGATGCCTAATTAAATCTTCTTCGAGTTTCACATTTTTCTGGCCAGAAATTTGGACCATAAGACCTGCCAGTAAAACCTGGTTTAAGTCAACAAGAATCATAATATACCTTATTTAATTACTCTGAGTAGAATTATATCAGAATTGATTCGACCTGTCAAGGCCTGTTCGACCGCATTTATATCGGTTAATGTTTTCCGTAGGGCAATCTTACCTGCTTTCAATGTGGCAGGTAAAACAACTTCGGGTTTACGGATAGTTTTTTGTGTGGAAGTTTCTTCGTTGAAATTAATGAGGGTTGTACCCTTAACATTTAATCCACCCGTGTCGGTTGCATTGTAGCAACCGAGTTTTCTTGTTTTGGTATTAAATACCCACAACTGTGTAACACCGATGATATCAATAGGATTAACAGAAGCAATTTTAAATTCATTGTCTTCCTTTTTGAATTGAAGTTTTTCAATTATTTTATCAACAGGCTTAGCCTTTTTCTTCCTAGGTGCACGTGTGACTTTTGATGTATGTGCAATCTTAGCGCAATCGTCAATGATAGTCTTTAATAAATTAGCATAATCTTTTAACTCAGATTTTTTAAGATATGAATATCCTTCAATAAGGTCTTTATCTTTACCTTTTAATGCATTTTCTATCTCGATCAATTTATTAGTGTAAACTGGAATAATGAATCTGGTATGAGCACCTTTGATATCTAAGGCTTTCATCAACTCATATGGTTTAAATGTTGTTTTGAAATTCCTAGTAACAAAACAATCATCAATTGAACCTTCTATTTCACCAATGTATTCACGTGTTTTTTCGGCAACACGTTCTTGTATAGAAACTACTTTAGTTGGTGTTACTTCTTCAACTTTCACAACAGGTGCTTTGTTGTTTTTAAGTTTTTGAATAAACGAATTGATCCATTTTTCATTCTTTTCGGATAATGGTGCACCTCTAAGTTTCATTCGGCAAACAAAACCAAGATTCTGAAATTCAGAATCGGGATTTTTTTCAACAAGTTCTATGTCTTTTTTGGATGCACCAATTTCTTTTAAATAAGAGAGTGTAAACTTTTTACTCTCTTTAGAATCAGAATGGTAATTGTACCAGTTTAATGCAGAAGATATTGATGGCTGGCTGGTTTTCCAAGATGGTTCACCACCAGCCAATGCTTTTTCAAAATCTTTAACGGATGCGTGTCTCATGTGCAATTACAGCCTTTACAGTATCGATACGGAAAGAACGCCAGCCGTTATTCTCTGTATCCCATACCGAGAGTGTATTAGGATTTTCTGCTTTTGTCAAGCCTTCTGTTAACAACTGTTGTCCTTCAACAACAGGTTGTGTAGGAAGATATTCCGGTAAAAGTGTGCATTTTAATTCACGTTCTGTACCATCGATTTTAGTAAACACAACCGTAGATACACTATTTGTTAAAATCTCTTTCAATTCATATTTGTCAAACATTTTTCATTTCCTTTTCATAATCTTTAATATATTCAAAAGTCTCATCTTCCATACCAACCATAATATTGTCCATAACATCTTTTGACGTTGTGGTGAATTTTGTAATGACACCATAAAAACCATCTTCAGCCATTCGGCCAATATAATCTATCGGCGAAGTCAATATTGCTTGAAATCGTTCCGGCATTTTTGGTGGATCGTCTTGTACAATAATGATATCAAAGTAATCACCTAATTCTGTGCCACCCATTTTCTCACCTGGATTTTTAAGTTGGAACTGTGAGAATTCCAAATCTCCATCTTCATTTCGATAGAAATTGATTCCATCAAATTCATTATTCTTTAATTGTTGTAAGAATTCTCTCATTGAATGCCTTAATGTGTGACTTTCTCACTTTGACCATAATCCATGCATTGTAGTAATCATTCGACTCTAATACACTACGGTCAAACTGTTCTTTAGCTTCTAGATAACCACATTCACCTTTTGATTTACATAGGTGTAAGATTTCTCTTTTGAAGTTTTCTTTCCCGTGTAGTATAACATCATTTTGCAACTCGGCACTAGATCCGTAGTAAGTTTGCCAGTCTGATGGTGTTTTGTACCTTTTCTTTTTACCTTTGAGAACTTTTGTTTTCATAGAGTAAAAGAATTTTTTACCAATGTACATTCTACCTGTGTGTAAATGGGTGATAATATAGACGAATCCATAATTATCACCTATATCATTTTCTGTAAAATCTTTACTGTCGTATTGCCAATTTATTTGTCCCATTCCTCATTCTCATCAAAGTCCTCATCCTCTATATATTCTTCATTTAGGACTTCGATTCTTTCGCCACAGAATGGGCAAAAGGTGGGTGATTCATCAGACACATAATCTTCATCAAACGCAATTTCACACGTTGATTCACAGTTCTCACATTCGGCTGTTGTAATTTTTTCAGACATTTTTAATCCTTCTTATTTTACGCCCAAACGTCACCCCAGTTTCCTGATGTGGCACCTTTGGCATAGTCTGTTGCACGATTTTCAAAAAAGTTGGTATGAGTGGGTGCATTAATCATCTCTTCAACCCATGGCAATGGATTGCGTTTAACTTTAAATATACCCTTCATACCCAAACCAATCAATCTACGGTCGGCGATGTAACGAATGTATTTTTTTAAATCATCACTTGTCAGACCTTCCATCTCACCCATACCAAACGACAAATCAATGAACTTATCTTCTAGTTCAACCATGCGTTCTGCAATAGTGTAGATGGATGATTTTAATTCATCATTCCAGATTTCTTGGTTCTCGCTTATGTATGTTTTGAATAATTTCATCATGTTCTCGGCATGCATTGTCTCATCAACAATAGACCAAGTAACAATTTGACCCATACCCTTCATCTTACCGGTACGTGGGAAATTTAACAACATAACAAAAGACGAGAATAACTGCATACCTTCAGTAAATGCACTGAACACGGCGATATGGCGTGCAGTATTCTCTTTTGTACCATTTCTATTCGAAATATCTAAAACATAATCGTGCTTGTCTTTCATTTCTTGATAATCCAAGAATTGATTGTATGTTGTTTCAGGTAAACCCAATGTTTCAATCAAGTGTGAGTATGCGGCAATATGAAGTGCTTCACGTGCGGCAAAACCCAATAACATCATACGTACTTCTGGTTGCGGAAAATAAGGAAGATAGTTTTTGACATAACCACCAGCAACATCAATATCACCTTGAGTGAAAAAGCGGAAAATATTTGTGAGGAATTGTTTTTCCTCATCAGATAATTTTTTCTTCCAATCTTTCACATCTTCTGCCATTGGAACTTCAGTATGAAGCCAATGAGACTGTTCATGCTTAAGCCATGCATCATATGCCCAAGGATAATTGAAAGGTTTAAAACTGTTTCTTTCATCCGTTAGTCTAGAAGCGGTTTTTTTAATCATGCTTCAATCCAATTCTTCAAAATTTCTTTTGTTACTAAACCCGTCATTCTTTTAACTTCAATATTTTCTTCAACAATAATCAATGTAGGAACTGATCGGATTCCATAGTCCATTGCCAGTTCTGTATCAACGTCAATGTCAATGACTTCAATTGGTAAGCCTGTATCAATTTCTTCCAATTGCTTAGCCAAGTTTTTGCAGGGTTGGCACCAAGATGCCGTAAATCTTAAAATTTTTCTCATTTGTTACACCAAGAAGTTTTAGCTTCGCCGTAATATTCACGTGCGAAACCATT